TGTCAGACGTTACGTGTTGAACAAGTGAGGGTATCGCCCAACGCGACAGCTACACAACAGCCGCACTGGGTAATAGTTCGCGAGGTTATTAGTAAGTCAGAAGCCGCTTATCGCTATGGCCTGAGCGGGTTAGACGGCAGTGATGGCAGTTTAGATTACGGAAACTCGCCCGGATACAGTGGCGCAGAGGGCGTAGGTTCGTGGGTGCTGTCGCAAACTACGGTTGGTGAAGGACAAAGACTGCGCGATCAGGATGTTACGGAACGATTTACCGTCTACCTGTCACCGCATCCAGATGTTTTACCGGACGGCTTGCAAGTTATTATTGTAGGAGATCAGGTAGTCTTTGGTCCTGCGCCCTTAATGTGGAATACGATTCCAGTTGTTCCCGTAAGAGACGGCTCTAGTGATCCTAGTTACTACCCGCGCCCAGTAATGGAGCAGTGGTTAGATCATCAAATGCGAGTGAACGCACTTCTTAGCAAGTGGATAGAAAACATTCGCGTTAATGCAGGTGGCAGATTTCTTACACGACCAAACGCAATCGCAACTGAGACGTTTCTTGGTGGCGTAACATCTATGATTGAAGTTCGTGGCGCAGGTGCGCTTGGCGAGAGCATACAACCCGTCAATGGCTTTAGTGTTGGTGCAGATGTTAAAGAAGCATTGTCCTTAGAAAAACAAGCCTTTGAAGATGCTAGTGGTTGGAACTCTGTATCACGTGGTCAGGCAACTGGCGAGTCTGGTCGGGCAATTATAGCGTCTCGCGAACAACTAGAAAGAGCATTTGCTCCGGCAGTTAACGCTTTAGCAAGTTCATATACGGATTGGGCCAAAGTATCTATGGCTGCTATGGCATGGGGGTACGATGTGCCGCGCGCTATGGGCACCGTAGGAAAAGGTCGTCCCGATCTTGCAAGAGCTATATCCTCTACTGACCTTGACGGACAAAGTGATGTGAAGGTTGAACCGGCTACAATGATGCCAATGCCCATGGCGTTCCGGTTGTATTTGCTAGACAACTGGTTACAAACTGGAGTCATTGATATTAAAGAGTATCGTCGTCGGCAGATGTTTGCGATTGCTCGCGACATGGCGACACCAGACGAAGATCAAGAGGCTCGCGCAAAACGAATTGCTGACGCTATCCGATCTCAAGAATTAGTGCCAGAAATGCGATGGCAGGATGACGAGTCTATACATCAAGATGTGTTAGAGCGCGAAATTATTTTGCAAGACGATCTTGATGAGCAGATAATGGACGAAGCTCAAAAACGTTGGTTAGATCTTGCAAATCAGGCAGCGCAAAAACAAGGTGCAATGGTTCCACCTGAAGCTATTCAAGAAGGAGCAGCCGGTGCGCCACAGCAAGAAGGACCGCTTCCTCAAGAAGTTCCATTACCGGGAGCTAACCCGCCAATAGGAGGAGCGTCTATTATGCAGCAACAAGCAATGGGTGTTCCTGAAGCAGAAGTTGCAGCACGACAAGCAGATATTTTATCGCTTCAACAGTAGAGGATTGAAGACTTAATGGATATAAGCGAAGCAATCAACGAAGCTGTCGGCTCTGTTTTGACAGAACAAGAAAACATTGTTGCACAAGCGGCAAATGAAAAAGTTCCTGTTGAGACTGAGGCAGAAGTTGAGGAGATTGAAACCGCTTCAGAAACGGAAGAATCCGAAGTTGCAGAAGACGAAAACACAGAAGAAGTAGAAGCGTCAGATGCAGAAGAAGATGATAGCGATGAGACTATTGATACTCCTCAAGATGATTATGTAAACGTACCCGTACTTGAGGGAGATTTAGCAACAAGCTTTAGCTTGTTAGATAATGATGGCGAGCTAGAGATTCCAAACGTATTAGTCAAATACTCTGCGAAAGGCGTAATTCGCGAAGACAGGCTAGACAAGGTTGTTCGGTTTGCTCAGATGGGTGTAGCAAACGAAGAGAATATTCAAGAACTAAAGACAACAACCGACAGTGCCATTAAAAGCCGTGACGAATTGGCACAATCTCTTGCAGAACGTGAAGAACAGTTAATAAGGCTTTTGCAAGAGGACGACTACTATTACAATGCACGTGAAGCATTTGAAAAAGAAAATTCTCCTGAGTTTCGAGCAGAGCGAGCAGAGCAAAAAGTTCGCGACTTGCAAGTAAACCATGAGATGCAAAGTATTAACAATGAAGGTGGCAAGTTTTTTGAAGCTGAATTGCAGCCAGCTATCGGAATGTTATCCGATGCCCTGCCTACTGTTTCTGCTGATGAGCTTGCCGAAAAGTGTGTTTTAGGCATCCAACCTTACATGGAATTGGCTCCTAACGGCCAGCCGTATATTCCATCGCACAAGTTTGATCGTGTCAGAGAATACATTCTTGAGGATCTAGCCTACTGGGCACAGTTGCAACACAGCAAACGTTCTGGTTCAGAAAGTGCCGCACCTGATAATGCGGCCTTGAAGAAGTTAGAAAAAGCCCGTGTTGAAGCTCAGAAAGCAAAGAGACTTGTAGGCCAAAAGACAAAGCCGGTGGGCCGAGCGGGTAAGTCCCGATCCCCAAAAAGGCAGCGTCAGGCGGCTACTGTAGACGACGCACTAGAAAGTGCGTTGGATTCTGTACTTTCAAACATTTAGGTAAATTAAATGCCTGCTCCTACCGTAATTACGGACACCGAGCTTACTGGCCTTCTCAAGAACGTGTATTCACAGTTCCGCGAGAAGGTACAGAACATGGTGACTCCGCTCCTTGCACAGCTTGAGTCTGGCAAGGCCGGTGGCCCACGCAATATGCGATGGGGTGGTAACAACGTCTTCTTTGATGTCGTTGTTGGCCGTCCCGCCGGGGCCACATTTTCGCAGTCTGGATATTTTCCCCCAGACACCACCGCTACTGAAGTGCAAGCTAACGCTGGCGTAGTTCGTGCGTACACGACTCGTCAGGTAGATGGTCTTGCTTTCGTTGGTACGCAGAGTAAGGACGCTGCTTTCACGACCATCGCGAAGAAAACGATGGAAGAGATCAAGGACGCTTCGTCGCTCTTGATGCAGCAAGCTCTGCACAACAAAGCAGACGGCGTTGTTGCGCTTGTCGGCAGCGTTGGTAGCACAACGTCTATCGTTGTGACATCACCTTATGGTGTAGCTTCTTCTGGACAGGGCTCTTTGCTTCTGTCGGTTGGCGACTACATCGCTGTGCTAGACACCTCGTCTTCGGATGCGGTTCTTGGTCGCGCTCAGATTACTGCAATCAGCGTTTCTGGAGACAACTCCACGCTGACATTGGGCACAGCCATCTCTAGCATGGCAGCAGCAGATAAGATTGTTAAGGCAACTGCGAGCGATACTTCGTTCAACAGTGCCATGAACGGTCTTATTTCAATCACAAACCGTGGTGGGTCGTACAACACCATCCACAACATTAACGGCGGCACATACCCAATTTGGGATGCGTCTCGTATGGTTGCGGGAACGGACACACCAGATGCAGATCAGCCTACTGAGTCTGACATTTGGGATCTTATTCAGCGCATCTCTGGCCGTTCTGGCAAGGATGCAATGGTCCGTCCGGGCGACTTCCTACTGATGACCACACCGGGAATCGGTAAGAAGATGATGGAAAGCATGGTTGGTCAGCGCAGGTTCACCGCAGGTGAGTTTGCTACAACGATCAAAGGTGGCTACAAGGCTGTTGAAGTCTGCGGCATACCGTTGGTCATGGACTACTATGTCCCGGCGGGTACGATCTACCTGCTTCACATTCCGTCGCTTTCTTGGGTTGATGCCAAGGATTGGGGCTTCGTGGAGTTTGAAGGTGCAGGCCCGTGGCGTTGGCTACAGGGTCGGGATGCGTTCGAGACGACTTACGGTTGGTATGGCAATCTAGCCTGCCTAGCCCGTAACGCTCACGGAAGCATTACTGGTTACACAGACACCGCTCGCTACACACACGTAGCGTAATTCATGAGGGGAGTAGGGTGGTTCGTAGCCCTACTCCCCTTTCACGCTTCACAATAGGAAACCTGTGAAATGGCATACGAATTTTTTGCGCCTAAGCCGGGAAGGCTTGGCGTTTTGCCTCAGTTGCTTGCGGGTCAGTGCGATGCTGCGATTGCTAACAGCGCGACTACGACTTTCAACTTTGGGGGACACCCTGCGCGGTGCATTGCAAACCGTGCTGTAGTGTCAG